CCAGACCGTTTGCGATCTTCCAGAGCGCGGCCACACCCGAGCCGCCTAAACCGATGAGGGCAAGGATTGTGGCCGGGTCCACAGAGGGTCAGTTGCTGCACCCCTGCAGAGTAACGACTACACTCAGCTGCGCAATCCCGCAGCAGAAATGGCCTAACCGTAATAAGGGCCAAGGTTGATGGATGCGTTGGTTGGTTTGTAGGTCACAGTCCGTACCTCGACTTAAGAGCGTTGTAGTTTTGTTGGATTTCTGCTGCTGTGAGTGCTCTGTTGTATGCCTGAATAGATGCAATTTTTCCATTAAAAGTTCCAATCTGATTCCTAGGAACATCAGCATTTATGCTAACTAGGTATGAATTAGTCCCTAAAGCACGAACTCCACTTCCTTCAGTATAAACATGAGAAGTAGATGGTATTGAATTTCTATACATTATCGGATCACTGCCACTAATGTGTGTTACTGCCAAGTTATACCAAGTGTTAGTTTGAATGTATCCAGTAGGTGGATTGTAAAAAGATCTTCCACTTGGTCCAGTCCATCCATAAGTTCCATTTGCAAACACTAATGGGTTATAGTCATCGACATCGGTTCTTCCCTTTAAGTATAAGTAATATTCAGCATTTCCGCTATAATACCACACCGAGATCGTAAGAGCGGTAGGGAAATTTAAAGAAGAGGAGTGTGATATTGTCGAATAGTCATCCACTCCATCAAAACTCAAAGACCCACCATTAGCACTACTAAAAGTCGGTCCATTCGTTAAAGCAGCACTATTACCATTGCCACTTATATCAGTCCAAGTAGTGCCAGTGCCAGGATACGAACTGGGGTCGCCAGCATCTAGGTTGAGGACCAGACCATTCGTAACAATGCCACCCCCACCACTGATAGTCGCGGCTACCGACAAAAACGCCGGATCACTCAGCAGTAGATTCACGCCACACCTCTAGCCAAGCCGGCAATGAACTCAGCAGGCAGATCATGCGCTTGCGCTGCATCTTGCATCAGCGTGATCAGCTCTGCGTCGATCAGCCCAAGCCCCAGCGCCGAGTTCCAGGCGCCAAGGAAGATTGTGCTATCACCATCAGCGGCTTTGCCCAGTCCTACGGACAGCGCCATTGCCAGGGCCGGTGCATTGATCAATGCCCGGCTGAGCAGTGCATTGATCCTCGGCTCTGCCTGCACCATCTGGCCAAACTTCAGCCAGCGCGGGGGGTGCGTAGCGGCGTAATAGGCGGCTTGCTCCTCAGCGGTGAGTGAAACCAACTCCCACTGCTGCACCCATTTGCCGTCGATTTCAGAAGGAGCGGCTTGGATTACCTTCTCCAGCGCCGGATCCGCGACAGGTGGATCACTGGACTCAACGCGATGCACGCCGTAATGCGCCAGCTCTGCATCGCTCGGCGCCCAGGAGAACGATTGCGCCGGCTCATCCAGCCTGAGTTGTCCCAGTGAGTAGGGCCAGATCATCGCCCCATCAATAATGCGAACGAGGTTAGCCATCATCCCTGCACCCCCCAAGCTGCAACGCAGTCAGAATCAAGACTACCGAAGAATGTGAGGCTCAGCACGCCGGTCTTGGATGCAGCGATGTTCGCTGGCTTCGTGCCAAGAAACTTCCAATCAACCGGGAACGTAAGCGTTCGCTGTGACGCATCAGCAATAATTCGGATCACCACAGTTCGCCCAGTGGCGAGATTGCTGGTGGTGAATGTCAGATCGCCAGTGAGGCTAATCGTGCGATACTGGCCGTCAAGGACTGCCAGATCAAGCGCAACGCTTGCGGCATACGTAATTGCCGCGTAACTGGTTGCTGGAAGCGTACCCGCTGCGGCGGTTGTTCGCGTTGGAAGAGCCAGCCCAGGGATGTCGACAAGACCTGTCTGCTGGTTCACCAGGAAGGTGTCGCCAACTTTGAACTTGCCGTTCTGATCTGTGCTGGTCAGCCAGACCTTGCCGTTGTTCAGGTTGACAACTTCATTGGCTTCAACCGGAACACCGCCGTTTTCGGGCAAGGCGCTGTAATCGGTGCCAGATCCCGCGTACTCCATGGTGTGGGACGCAGTGCTAACCATCGACCGCAGGAAGAAGCTGACCGCTGCCCCGCTGCTATGGCTGTTGGCTAAGCCAAGATTGATCGAGAGGTCGTTCGGGTCCGGGCGGCTGATGACGACATCCCACCCAGAGCCGTTGGCCGTAGAGCTGAGGATGGGATAGATGTCACTGCCGACCTGCACCAGCATGTTGGTGGCAGGTCGGGTCGCATCACCAAACCAGCTGCCAGCTGGCGTTGGTGCATTGATAGCAAAGGTCGTTGCCCCTGCAGAAGCGTTGCCATTGGCCGCTGCCGTGAAGATGGCAGAGCTGCTCTTGCCGTCAGCAATCAGGCCATACCGGCCGAAATCAGTGGTGCCGACCTCCATGTTGATCTGGCCGCCACTGAGCGCCTTGGCGTGGTAGTGGCAGAACAGACCAAAGAACGACACGGCCTGGGCATAGCCGTTGTTGCAGACCAGCAGGCCAGGGCCATCCAGGCAGACCTGAGTGAACTCATTGATGACGAAGGACCGCAGCGGACTGTTGACTGCAGGCAGTGAACCGTCCACGATCACGCCGCCACCAGTCGGTGCAGAGGTCAGGTCGCCACCAGTGCCGGTGTAGTTGTTGGGGTTGAAGTTGCTGTTATCAATGCTGGCATCCGCAAAGTTGGAGCAGTTGTTGATGTACGGGCTTTTCTTGATGACACAGCCCGGATAGAAGCCAGCAACCCAACCCTGGCTAGCAGGCAAGCCATAGGTGGGATCGGCGTCAATCGGGTGGCCACCACGAGCGCCAGATGCCTTCAGGCCGGCAAAGGTGAAGCCGTCGATGTAGGTGCCGCTGTTGCAGCGAAACATGGTCTGCTCCTCTGTTGCAACCGTCGGGTGGACAAAGCAGCTGCGCTGTGAGTCGCCGACGATGGAGAGGTTGTCAACCGTGATGTCGATCGGCAGGACTTCCTGGTACACCCCAGGCACCACCCTGATGATGTCCCCTGCAACAGCAGACTGGACGGCGTTTTTGATGGTCTTCTTCGGGTTGATGATCCGGTGGCCGTCGTTGGTGTCGTCACCATTCACCGAGTCCACATAGATGACTGTGGGTTGAAGAGTGAAGGTGCCACCAGAGGCAATGCCAATCCAGGCGCTGCCGTTCCAGATCGACAGCGTTTTGTTGGCATCGTTCTGCAGCCAAGTCTTGCCAACAGGCCAGCCACCGCCGGATGGCGTAGTTGGCTGGACAAGGGTGCTGAACTGCTCGTCAGCCGCTTGGGTGGTGGAGATCTTGTCGTCTGCGCTGACCCAGGCTTCGGCGCTGTCGATCGTGTCCGAAGACATGTCCCAGCGGGTGTCGATGTCGGCCTGCAGCACCGCATCAGCGGTATCGACGTACTGCTTGGTCGCCGGGTTCAGCGGCTGCGTAGGGTCGCTTGCAAGCACGATCGGGCCGGTCATCGTCCCGCCGCTTCTTTGCAAGGCAGAGTTCGCGGCGGCAACAGCCGCAAGCGCCTGCGCGATGGCGTCTTGGCTGACTTCGTTGGATCGGGTGGCGTAATCGACCCATTCCTGCACGACGTACAGGTTCTGCAGGTCGGAAATGTTGAGGTCGTCGGCGACCAGGTTGGAACCGTCTTGCCATCCGACCACCTGCGTGCCGTTTGGCGTTTCGCGCCTGACGGTGAGCTGAACGCCGGATGCTGGGGCGACGACGGCCTGTATCTGGGTGTCGCTTGTCCAGGTGAAATCAGTCCCCTCTGCCAACAGAGCGGAGTAGGAGCCGGTTTCGATCACCAGGTCCAGGTAGACCTTGACGTGCGCCTTCAGCAGATACGGGAACGGGACCGAGAAGGTCGTCGTGGACCCGTTGCCCGCGTATTGCGCGTATGAGAAGGGCACGGTTTACTCTCCGGGGCCGTAGCCCTCATTCTGCCGGCATCAGCGCATCCCTCAAGGCGCCTGCTGCGGCGGGCAGACCCTCCTCTGATCGACGGAAGAGTTCGCGCGCCATCTCCGTCTTCATGTCGCTCCATTCCTTTGCCGGCTGACTCTTGCCGCTGGCAGCGCGGCGCTCCAGTTCGTCCTGGGTGAGCAGGTCGTAGTAGTCGGTGATGCCGCGGATCAGCACTTGGGCAGCGCGCTTGCGGCGCTCGTAGCCAGGTAGGCCGCCAAGGGGCGTTGCGCTGAGCCGCTTGTCGTCCTCCATCGCCTGATACCAGGGGCTTGTGAACAGCTCGTAGAGGGCTTCCTTCTTGGTCCGACCGGCGGTGAGCTTGTCGAGGATTGGCGATAGCGGCAGCGATGCGGTGTTGTCCTTGCGGATCCGCACGCCCAGCTGTGTCACGACTTCGACGGGCATGTTGAACTGCACCTGCACCTTCTTGCCGGCCAGAGGCATCCGAGCGCTGGGCGGCAGGCTGGGGTCGGCCTTGATCTTGCCGTGAATCGCGTTGTACTCGCGCTGCAGATCGTCCGACATCGCAACGCCTTCCAGCGTGCGGGTGAGCAGGGGGCGCGGCGGATCAAGCATGTCTTGGCTTTCCATCTCGGCGTACACCACGTCGTTGATGCGGCCACTGGGCCAGCGCGATGGGACGAACGGGAAAGCCTTGGAGATGTTGATGCCGAAGACGTGGCCGATCGGGCTGCCAAAGTGATCGTCCTCCTTGCGCTTGTTGCCCGTTGCCATGGCGGTGATGGGCAGCGTGTCGTAGGCCAGCTCCTTGAGGAACTGCTCAACCTTGGCGAAGGGGTCGTCTTTGTTGAGGAGGTACTGCTGCGCTGCGGTGTCGGGTGCATCGCGGAAGAAGCTGGAGCGGTCAGCGCCGATCAGACGCTCCAGATTGCGCTCAGCGCCGATGAACGGGAACTGGCCGGCGCCCATGAAGCCAGCGGCCTGGCGCAGCTTCTCGCCGGCCCGCTTGCTGCCGTCGAGCATGTAGTCCAGCAGCATCTGCACCTGCTGGATGCCGGCCTGGCGGGTGATGTGGTTGGTCATCACCTTCATCCAGGCCAGGCCCAGCTCCTGCTGGTCGTATTTGTTGCTGAGGGAATCGCCGACCGCCTCGCCGAGATCCTTCCAGAGGAACAGGGTGTTGAGCACCGGGAAGCCCCCCAGTCGGACCCCGAACAGGGTGTTGCGCTTGGCCGGATCGGGGTCGGTGCCGCCACGCACCTGGCCTGCTGCGTCGAGCACGCCGAACGCCAGCAGTAGCGCGCCGCTCATCGTCCACCCGGCCTTGACCCTGGCCACCAGCTTGGGATCAGGGTCTTTGACGCCCAGCATCTTGATGGTGTCGAACACGCCGAACGTGGCCAGGCGGTTATCGAGCAACACGCCGGCTAGGGGCGAGCGCCAGTAGGGCATCACGAACCGATCCACCATCCAGTTCTGGCGGGCGGTCATTACGGCCCGGTCCATCAGGGCGGGGAAGCCTTCTTCCGGTGGCGCCTGGAACCGCATCTCGGCCGAATGCTGCAGCGCGTCGATCGACTCCTGTGTGGCCAGGGTCGGCGCACCGGCGAGGTTCTGCTCGGCCAGCATCGCCCCGATCTCGTCATCGGTGAAGTCGCTGCCCTTGAGCCCGTGCTCCTTGCGGAAGGCCTTGATGTTGGCCTCGCTCGGGGTGGCCTGATAGATCGCCTCGTCGATCTGGCGCTGCACCCACTCGGCGCGGTCCCGGTCGTCGAACAGGCCCAGCTGAGCGCCCTCCATCCGGGCCTTCACCTCCAGTTCGGCCTTGAGCTTGAACAGGTAGTGGTACTTCCCGAAGATGTCGTCCACGCCGGCCATGGCGCGCAGCGCTGGCTTCCATGGCGTCCAGGTGTCGATCCCGCGGATGTCGACCCGTTGGATGCCCTGGCCCATGTCCAGACCCAGTGCCGACCATGCCGCCTCGGCCCGCGACAGCTCGCGCGCGCCGTTTGGCTTGGTGAAGGCCAGGATCCGGGCGGCCACCTGCAGCTTGTTGGTGAACAGCGCTGCGTTGTGCGGGTGAAGGAAGCTGGCGAACTTGTTGGCGCCCTGCTTGTAGGGCATGTCGATGATCGCCTGCAGATCAGCGATCTCCTGCTCATTGGTGAGCAGGCGCTTGCCGTAGGTGTCGAGGTTGCCGCTGTAGTGGCTGATCCCCTCCTGAAAGACGCGGTTGAGATCGCGCTTCCAGGTGGCCTTCATCGTCGACCAGGCGAAGTTGTGCGCCTCGGCCGAGATCTTCACCGCTTCCATCAGCGGCTGGCGCGTCAGCTGCGTGGCAAAGGGCGTCAAGCGGGCGCCGTTATACATCGTCTCCTGCACCGGCCCGAAGATGCCCATGACGCCGTTGCTGCCGATGTTCAGCCACTGGGTGTTGATGTTGCCCAGCTGGCTGTCCTTGATCAGCGCATTGGCCATCCGCATGTGGGTGTTGAACCAGTCCTTGTCGAGCTGGCCCTTGGGGTCGAGGCCATCGGCTTCAGCGGCATCAATGAGCATGCTGAGCTGTTCCTCGCCAGCCGGGCCGTTGTCGTCAAGTGCTTGGACAACGCGACCGAAGTGCTCATCCTTGTCGAGGTCTCTCGGCTGCATCCCGATTGCCTCGACGATCTCGGCCTCGTCGCCGACATCAAGCCGCATCTGCTCCAAGCCAAGGATGTGCTGCTGACTGCGCAAGGCCTGTGCGTGACGGCGGGTGACCAGGTTGTTGTGGCGCTCCAGCACCAGGGCCAGCTTGTAGCGCTTGAACGCCTCAGCCTTGAGCTCAGATGGCACCGGTGCGCCAGGGACGGCCCGCATGTAATCGCGGATGTCCTCGAGTGATTCCAGGTAGGTGCGCTTGGAGCGATCCGCCCAGAACCGCAGCCAGACCTTGTTCTCCACCGCGTTGAGCATCGGCGCGGTCTTCGCTGCGGCCCGCGCCAGGAGTTCAGGGTCGCTTGCCCCGAGATCCTTGTAATAGCGGCCGATCATCTCCGTGAGCCGCTCGCTGTCATAGGTCTGGGTCAGGAACGCGAAGTCCTCCGGGGACGTCCGTTCATGCGTGATGCCAAGCGCTTCTGCCAGCCGGGCGTAGTTCTCGGCCGTGCTGATGTCCACCTCCCGCAGGATGCGGTCGTAGTTCTGGAAGCGGCCATCAGCGCCGTTCGGCTTGGCCATCTCGCCGAAGCCGCGGGCAACGATTTCATCGACTTCCTTCGAGTCCATCGTGCCGGCCAGCTGCTGATACCCGCGCTGG